GTGCTAACAAAGAATTATTACTCATAGAACCGGGACGTTCTCTTTCAACTAAATCCATATACTTAAACATTTGTTGACCGGGATCATACGTATCACCAGCTTGCAGAAATCTATTTAAATCAGTAGATTGAAAACCGTTGTTTTTCATACCTGCTAATTCTTCTAGTTGATCTTTGTATTGTGTTCGAAGAGATTCTGCTGTAGCATTACTTAAATTATTTGCGACTCTATTTTTAGCAACCTCCCATTCTTTTTTAAATTTATCTAATACTGTACTTTCATAGCGTGACTCTGCTGTTATGCCTAAAGGTTTTGGTCCTAGCATACTTATAATATCTAAGCCTCCTTCCGTTGCACTTTGTGATACTCCAGATTCTATTCTCTTTACGTCACGAGGAGTCATACCTCTAGCAAATCTAGCTTCATCCATCCAACTATCATCACCATAACCACCAGAGATTATACCTTGAAGAAAGTTTTCATCTCTTTCAGGACGAGTAGCATTTGGATCATGGTATACATTCATGCCTCGTAATATAACCTCAGTTAAATCAAGATCAGTATCTTTTACCCACTCTCTTCCCATTGTACTAATAGATTGATAATCATCTATACTAAGATTAGGCCGTTCAAGTAAAGCTTTATGAAACATTTTTATACCTTTAGCCCCACTCTTTTGGTATATACCAAGCATAGCTTGTTCATCTACTCCCATAGCTACAGATTGATTTACCATTGATAATATCTCATCTGATTTTGCTTGTGCGCTAGCTATAGTTTTAGCTCCGTACTGATCCATATAATTTTTACGAGAGCGAGAATCTTCTCGTAACTCTTTACGAATTTCTCCTACGTCTTTAGAAAATTGAGTACCAAACCCTGCCCAAAAACCTGCCATTACATTGTACTCCTATTCATTAGACCCATAGGTTTTTCTTCTTTTGGCTCTTCTATTTCTACGACTTCTTGTGCATCCACCATTTCTGTTTCTTCTATGTTGTCAGCTATATCTGATGAGGGTTCGTCTTTAAGAAAGTCAAGTGCATCTGATAATATTTCATCTTTAGGATCTTTAGTAAGCAGCTTAGTTATTTTATTTCGTAACATTGCATCAACACGTTCATCTTCTTTATCTGACATTTCTTCTTCGTCAACTTCATCACCCATTACATAATCAAGACCAGCATCTTCTGCTGTACTAACTAACTGTTGGATAATAACAGGAGCAATTAATAAACCTATGTCAGGATTATATAAACCTTCTGCTTGACTGTTTGTTTTTATAGTTTCAGCTAAGGGTATTATAGGAAAACCTGTTTGTAGTAATGCTAAAATACTATCTAAAATCTCCGGCTTGTTAAGTTTCTTTAACTCATATCGGGCAGCTTCTGTAGGGTCACTGTATTCTGCTGCTCTTTCCCACGGAAAGTTTTTAGGTTCATCAGTAAGAGACTGACCCGGAATAGCAGCTTGTAATAAACTCTCTTGTATGTTACTCATTTTATTCTACCTATAGTTCTTCATTGTTTCTAAGTTCAGCTATCATTATAGCTAGTTTAGCTGTAGTTCGAGTTGTGTCAGTTATCTCATCTTCAGGTACAGCTGTTTCTTTTTTGCTATTAGGAGGAGACATTAATGCATTAGTTTTCATTATTACAATTACCTTATTATTTTACTGTAGGCCTAAGTAAAGGTCGCATCAATCCTTTATCTTTATAAGGACTGTACATATCTTCATAAGACAACAATGTATTATTTTTTACTTTCCATAAAGCTTCTTCTTTAGTTATAGTACCATCGTTATTTAAATCTAAACCTTTGTTTGGTTTGTACGTAACATTAGGGTCTTCATATACTACATTAGAAGATGTTCCGACTCTTGCAGGTGCAAACACAGCTAAATAAGTATCATCTAAAGATTTCATTTTACCTTTAAACCTTTCAAAGTAAGCTTCAACATAAGGCATTTGTTCTGCTCGTGTCATTTTTTTTAAATCATTATGAGAAGTTCCTATTTCTTGAGCTACAGAACTTGTAAAGTGTATAAGTCCTCTGGCTGAAGAACTTCTACTTTTATTAGAAGGATCAAACGTATGTTCAGTTTCAAAAGACATAGTAGTAGCTAACCATTCTGGTTCGATGCCTAAGTTTTTTGATGTTTTTTCTACAGCTTTTCTAAACGCTGTATCTTTTTCAAATATTCCACCACCTCGTATATCACTCCACCAATTATCTTTAGTTTCAGGCATATACACTTTTGTTCTATTTGATATTTCTTCTGGCCTTAATGTAGGTTTAAGTTCATCAGATACTTTTTTAGATTTAATTTTATCTGAGATAGCTCCACTAAGAAGAGGATCATTTTCTGTTAACGTATCTAACATGTCATTAATTGTTCCTATCATATTAGGATAAGGATCATCTTGAACAGTTGACTTAGTAAACAAACTACTACTAGCTGTAGGTATAGCTGTAGCACCTTTAGTAATTGCACCTGCAAGACTATCAGTAGGAAGCTCTTTTACTTTGTCAAAGTGATCTGACAAGTAATTTGATAATTTAGAAACCCTATTTGAAAAACTCATTTATTTAAATCCACCTAGTATACCAGTCAGTATAGTAGAGAAGAAAGATCCTTTACCCATTTGATCAGCTAAGTCAGCTTGTTGTTGACCTGTTAGTTTAGCTACTGCAATCTTTACTGCCCTGTCTGCTGCACTTTCTGATCCTGTAAAAGCAAAAGACATTAAGTCTCTTTCTCTTTGCCACAACTGATCAAGTGCTGTACCAGTTAAACCGTTTACGTTTTTAGCGTACTCCATGTTAGCTTCGTTAGCTGCAGCAGTATTGAGAGTAGTAGCATTCTGTCTCCACTGTGCATTAGATTGCGCTATAGCTAATCCGTTAGTAGCGTTAAACTGATCACGTTGGTTATCTAACTCTGCATTAAATCTTTTAAGTGTGTTAGTTTGTTCTGCATCAAAGGTTGACATTGCATTAGTTTGAGTAGAATTAAACTGAGTAGTTTGACTAGCTAGACTAGCAAAGAACTGCTGTGTCTGTGTTTCAGATGTAGCGTTTAACTGACTGGCTGCATTCTCCGCAGCTTGATCAGTAAACAAAGAAGCTGTAACTTGCTGTTGTTTAAACATACTAGTTTGTTGTTCGTTACTTAAGTTCTGCATATCCATCTGCATAAAGTTCTGAGCATTCTGTACTGCAGCTTGTTGTCTATTGTTTAAGTTTGATATGTCTAACTGTGATAGTGCAGCAGCCTCAGCCATAACCATAGCTTGTGAGTTACTTAAGTTAGCCATGTTCATTGTGTTAGCTGCTCTGCCATTCTCTAAAGCTATCTGTTGATCTGCAGTAAAGTTCATGTTAGCTATGTCACCAATACGAGCAGAGTTAGCTACACGTGATTGGAACTCTTGGTCGAACTCTTGTCCTATAAATGTAGCTCTTTGTTGAGCTGCAAGCATAGCACGTTGCTGTCTGTTTGACAAGTTCTGCATTTCAAATTGTGCAGTAGTTGAAGCATCAGCTTGAGCTATAGGTATCGCTGACTCCATAGCTGCCTGTATGATAGCTTGTCCAGCCATGCTTGATGCACCTAGCCCTCTAGCTGCCATCGCTGCGTTAGCGGCTCTCATAGCTCCTGCTGCCCATACAGGTGTAGCACCACCATCAAAGTCATCCATTAGTGTGTCGAGTTGACCTTTAACTGTAGCTTTATCTGAAGGTGTTGCAGTAGCTGCTTCTACTTGTTCTGTAAACGCAGCGGCAGTAGCTGCATCAGCAGCCCCACTTACTATTTCACCAGCTTCTATTTTACGCTTAACAGGGTTAGTCATTACATTAGCAACACCTGCTGCTGCAGTTAAGTCAGACACAGAAGACTTATCTTCTGTTGCTGCAGTTACTTGAGCGTCATCTCCTACTTCACCTGTCTTTGCAGTCATAGCGTCAGTAGCAGTTTTAACTTTATCAGCTACAGTTGTAGCTGTCATTACACCTGCTGGACCTTCTGCTGTAGGTACATCTGCAGTAGATACGTCTGTAGCGGTAGGTAGATCTACAGATGGGTCACCTGTAACTTGACCTGTACCTGCAGCTATTTCGTTATAGTCAGACGGTACTATGTTTTCAGTTACACCAGCAGTAATAACACTACCCGGATCAGTATACGTCTTAGTCATTATATCTTTTTGTGCGTCAGCTATTTTATTTAATTCAGATCGTGGGTCTCTAAGAGGTTGCGCTACTTGTTTCAGGCCACCCGGTAGAGTAGCTTGTGGCATCAACGATGTAGGTTGATTAGCTGGCATCCTACGATTAAACAATTCAGCTTCAGGAAAAATCGGTCCACCCGGTCCACCCGGACGCATAGGCATTTTACGTGCTGGAGGAAGTTGTCCTTCGGCAGGTTGAAAAGCTTGCATAGGTGGATCATAAGGAACACGACTTAGGTTATTAGGTTGTTCACCAAACCGTCTAGTATCTGCTCGTGCTATTTTGCTATCTGGTTGGTAAGGTCGAAGAGTCCCAAAGTCAGGTCGTCTTGGATCAGGCAAAAACATTGTTGATACAGGTTGGTTACCTGTTTCCTCAACTGCTAATGGTGGTCCTCGATAACCATCCATTGATCTATCTCTCAAGTCAGTTATTTGGTTAGGACCGCCTCTTGATGGTGGTCCATCAACTGCTCTTACAGTCTCATCACCAGTAGATGTAA